TTTGTCCATAACCAATCTACTACCTTTTTCCAAGGCCAGCAGATTACTTTCCAAATCTTTTTAATCATATTGTTCTCCTCATGTGTATGCGGAACATCTCCGTCCTTATGCGTATGAGTTACGCCATTGTCGTGAGTATGCTCTACATAATTTTCCCCATGAACATGTCCACAATGAGGACATATTCTATTTTTATTTATGGGTGTTAATACAAAACCCATTCCGCAGTTTTCACACTTCATTTTTTCTTCTCCTCAATTTCGTAAAAGAATTTATCAGTATCCTCTGTTCTCCAGGCTCTACTATCTTCTACATTCCACTCATTCGTTTGCACTTTCCAGTCAGGGATTGTATCTTTCACTGTGAAAGAAGGTATATCCCATATACATCTGTTGTTAGGTTGTGCAGCAAAATTGCCATCATCTAAAGCAATTATGTGAGCGCACTTATGTTCGTGCGGGATCTCCGAATGATCAGTGTCAAGTATATTAGACTCAGGGTGTGCAAAGTCAACAGTAAATAAGTATTTTCCTGGATGCCATTTTTTGTCTTTTCCTATGTATTTCCCTGCTTGTCCGTCTAGTATGTCCCAACGATGGACAGAAGGATAATAAGAAAAACAATTCCAGAGCTGTAATTCATCAAGTCGTCTTGCGGGCACTCGGGATGGCTCAAATCCCTTTTGAATAAACGCGCTAATTGGTAAGCGATAAAATATTGCACCATTTTCCATAATAGCATGAAAAAGTATAGCCCTTCCAGTAAGAGCTGATAAGCCAAAGATAATACAGTCTTCAACTTCACCATGATGTTTTTGTAAATCATAAAGATACTCCTTTTTTATTTGAGCATAAGTTGGTGGTATGTTTGCATTTAAATATGCCATAAATTATTCCTCTAAACATTTTCTTGTATAAAGTTTTTTAATTTCTGGAAAATACACATAATTAAAATTTAATTCAACTGCGTCAAACATTGTTTTTTTTACGTCTAATATATCATTTACTAAAGGTTGACCGGCTAAATTAAAAGATGTGTTTAGTAATATAGGTATGTTTGTTTTTTTATNGAACTCTTCAATTAATTTATAATAATGAAAGTTTTCTGATTGTTTTAAAGTTTGTATTCTACAAGTATTATCTACATGTGTGATACCCGGTACATTTGATTTTAATACATTAAATACATAAGACATAAAAGGCGTGTCTTCTTTTGACTTTAAATTAAACCACTCATTTCGATACTCATATAAAATTGTGCCTGCACAAGGTCTAAACCATTCTCTACCTTTTAATAAATTTATTTTTTCTTTTGCAAAAGGATCTCGTGGATCATATAAAAATGATCTGTTTCCCAAAGCTCTTTTTCCTAATTCATTTTTTCCTTGATAAATAGCTACTATATTTTTTTCACATATTAATTGAGCTACATCTTTGGGTTCTATTAAATATCCTTTGTTTTTATTTAATAGATTATAATTAGGAAAATCACCTAAATATAAATTTCTTATTTTTTTAAAATTATTATTTGAATACCATAAAGCTGCTCCCATGGATAAACCACTATCATCAGCAAAAGGATCAACATAAAGATTTGAACAAACATCTAATATTTTAGAATTTAAAACAGTGTTTTGAAAAACACCACCTGATACACATAAATTTCTTTGTTTACTTTTTACAATATTTTTTACATAATTTAAAACTACTCTTTCTAATTCTTTTTGTATTTTAAAACTTAAATAAGTTTGACTAAACTTAAAGCTACACAGACTATTTGATAAATTTTGTTGAACTGCTTGAAAGTGATTAAATTTTTTAATAAAATAATGTTGATCTGAAGTGTATGAAGTAAAAGGATCTTCATAACATGAACGTGCCATTATAGATCCTTCTTCCTTATACTTTAATCTATTTTTAAATATTTCAAAAAAATTACCTAAACTAATTGTATTTATATAAAAATTTTTTCCTTCAACTCGTTCATTATTTAATACGTTGAATACTTTAAATATCTTTTTAACTTTATTTTTATTAAAATAATACAAAGAAACTATTTCGGTTTCTCCGTTTTGTTTTCTATCTCCATTACCATCTATAATTAATGCGTAAGATTTTTTAAAACCTGAGTTAAAATAAGCTGTACATGCATGAAAGAAATGATGTTTTTTTTCATAATTAAATTTTTTAAATTTAATATTAAAATTATTTAAAATGTGTTTTACATTTTCCTCGGTATCTTTATTTAAAAATTTACCAGGGTAGCTATATACAAAAATAACATTATCAAATGTTTCATTTTTATATTTATATAATAATATTTCCCACTTATTACTTTTTTTAATTTTATCTAATCTTTCAGCTTCTTGAAAATATACTATAACATTATCATTTATTTCACATATAGATGCATTGTGAGAGTTTTGTATAGCTAATACTCTAGACATCTGAGCTCCACCAGAAAATTATTGTTTTTCTATCATTATCTGAAACTCTATTGACTCCATGATAAATAGTTTGACCATTAAAAAAAGTTAACATACCTTTTTTAGGTTTTATTTTAATTTTTTCTTCTTTAGTTATAAACTCTCCACCTCCAAAATTATCATTTAAATACAAAAGACTATTGTAAATTATATGTTTTCTTTGAGGTGAATTATGAATATGCAGAGGGGCTATAGAATTAACATGGTGATTTTGTATTTCAGCACTGTCTATTTTTAAATTTAAATTAAATCTTTTATTGATGTAATCGGTAACTTTTTGAACAATAGGATCATCAGTTATGTTTACAATTCTTTCTGACCAAGGAATTATATTTTTTGTGTATCCAATATTTTTTATTTTATTAAAATATTCATCGCATTTTTTTTCTGACAGAAAATTTTCTTGAACAAACACAGTATCCCCATCTGATTTAATTTCTTTCATGTTATTTTTCCCATAGCGATAAACTTAAAACAATTCTCTCTCTGGATGAAAAAGAATGGTGTAGTATATTTTTTGGAACAAATAACACATCACCCGGATTTATTTGTAAATCAGTATTATTTATGTGATAATACGTAATATTTTTTATACCTAATATAAGCACGTTTTCAGAATCTTTGTGAGCTCGTCCAACTTCTCCTTTTAAAGAATAAAAAAAATCTAAACTACCCGTATTAAATAAATCTTTTAAATGAGTTGTTACATAATTTAAATATGTTTTAAATATAGGTATAGAATTTAATTCCATTATTTGACCCACGAATATTTTTTTTTGTGAAAAATTTAAATGATTATACTGTGCAAATAATGAAAACATCATATTAAAATCAAAGTCTAATTTAAAAGATTGTAATCTAATAGCTTTTTTTATTAATAGATATTTATTATTTTTGTGAGCACGTTTTATTTTTTTAAACATTATTTAATGCTGCCCCAATTAAGACCTGATTCATAATCTACTTTGTTAGGTATTTTTAAATCAACTGCATTTTCCATAATATCTTTTATTTTTGCAGCTTCTAGATCATTGACAACAGATATATCTAACTCATCATGAACCTGTATATGTGGTATTATTCCTTCTTTGTATAATTCTAACATGGCTTTTTTAGTCATATCAGCGGCTGATCCTTGTATTAATTTATTTAATGCCTTGTACGTAAATGCTCTACGTGTAGGATTGTTATGCCAATAATTTTTTTTAGGATTACCATCTTTATCATTTAAAGTTTCTCCTTCATCATCTTTTAAATATGGACCCATTTTTTGTAAATCTTGCATACGTTCTTCATCTTCTGGTGGAATATATTTTCCCCAATCTGATCCTCTAAGTATAGGTTCATATTTTGGAAAACGACAACGTCTACCTAACAAAGTTTTAATCTGACCTTTTTTAGCTCCAGCTTTCATAACTTCATTCATTAATTGTTTTACAAAAGGAACTTTAGTGTGATACTTATTAAATAATTCTTCAGCTTTAAATTTAGATACACCTAACTCTGCTTGTAATTTAGCTTTACCCATACCATAAAATAAACCCAAATTGATCACTTTTGCTTGTGAACGTGGTATTTCTGCCATTTCTGCTACGATTTTGTGAAAGTCGGTCGAAGGGTCTGTGTCATAAGAATCAGCGATTGTATTTACAGATGGCAATCCATAACGTAATGCATAGTGTGCTACAAGTCTTGGTTCTTGTTGTGAGTAATCAAAACAACCCCATTTACAATTTTCTTCAGGTATAAATAATGATCTTATCATTGGACCTAACACAGGATCTCGTGCAGGGATTTGTTGTAAGTTTGGATTTGAATATGAAAAACGTCCAGTAATAGTTCCGCCATCATCCGATCTAATTTGATTTATCTCAGCATGTATTCTACCTTTGTGTTCATATTTTAATATTGTATCTATAAACGTTGTATTTATTTTATTAATCTTTCTTGCTTCAGCTATCTTTTGTATGGTAGGATGTGCATGATTAGAAAGGAAATTTTTAGTGAATGAAGGCTCATTGGATTTTGCAGTACGTTCGTAAGATAAATTTAATTTTTGAAAAACTTTTTCAATCGATCTTGCTGCCCATATTTGAATATCTTCTCCTGTTTGTTTTTGAACTTCTCGCAATAACGATTGCTCTTGTGCAATCAATTCCGTACGCAAGTTATAAGCTCTTTCAGTATCTACACGCACGCCTAAAAAACGCATGTCAACGAGACAAGGAAAAAGATCCGTTTCTAGATTAAAAATATTTTCTAAATCATTTTCAATCATTAATTTTTTTACATGTTGCCAAAGTTTA